ATTTACCTTGATCAATATACTCGATTTCTTTCAACTCTAACTCAGTCATCTCTCTTTCTTTAGCGCCTTCTAAGCCTTTTTTAACAACTTCCCCTGTTAGTTCTGACTTAGCGTCATATCTTGATGCTACTTCAAATAAACGTCCACCTACAATTTTCTTTTCAGCAGCCGATAAATTAGATTTTTCTAACGCTTCAGCTATTATAATTGGACTAATTACTTTTGAATCTAATAAGAACTTTTCTATATTGTTGATTTCATTTGAGAATTTAACCTGAGCCTCACTAGTATTTAAAATAGAAGCCATAGCTTCATTCTTACCAGATCTAATTTGGTTCATGACAGTTTGAACACCAACTTTTTTACCTAGTTCATGATCACCATTTTTAACTTTATTGACAATTTCTTGTCTTATCTCTTGGTTCGTGATAGTACGTAGTATCTGCCCTTCTAGCAAACCCATTTTTCTAATTGCAGCTCTTATTTCTAGAACTTCCGCTGGTGACTTGCCTTTAACATCTAAGCCAGATAAATCTAAAGTTCCATCTTCATTACGTTTTATTCTATACTCAGCTAAAAACTTTGCTTCTTTAACAGTTTTTAATTCTCTAAGGGTGTTACCAACACCTTCTACGTTACCCTGCTCTATATTTATTCTTTTAGATTCTGCAACACTTTTGTAATGAGATTCTAATAACACTGTTTCAACAATACCTGCTTCACCTGTTATTGTGTTAAGGTTTTTAGGAAGTATTTCCAATATTTCAACCCACTTTTCTGCTATGTATTTTGCTTTTTCTATTTTGTTTTTACCAAATAAATCTTTACCACTACCTTTAGGAGCTAAGTTAGTTAGGTTATTATAAGTTAAATCTCCAGTCAGAATCTCCTTACCATCAACCATAACACCCTTACTAGTTACGTTGCTTCTAATGTCGGTTAGTATACCTTCCATTGCAGGGTTTTTATCTAACTTCAGTAAATCCTTAGCGAGTTTACCTTCACCAATAGAATAGTTTTCACCTTTAACATACGACGCTCCACCTTCCGGCGTGTTTAAATCCGACATGTTTTCTAAAACCTCAGTACCAGTAAAGGTAATATCTTCTTTACCACCACCTAAACGAGATTCTTTCATCGCGACATCCACGACATTACCATACCTCAATGGTTTAGCTCGTTCTGACAAAGGAACATCAAATTTATAACCCTTACCATATAAAGTATTTCTTAAGTAAATACCAAAGTTATCGTTTTTAGCAGGATCATAACTTCTATATATTTTAGAAACCTCTAACCTTACCGCACTCATGTATGCGTCTCTACTAATTTCACCACCAGCTTCAAAAGAATCTCTAACAAATTCATTTACAACTCTTTCGTTGTTTTTATAAAGTTCGTTACCAGCTCTTTGAAACACCTGATCTTTGCCCGCTGGCAATTTGTTTTCTAAAATCTCTTGCTTTAACTTTTCTATCTCAGCTGATCCATTTGGGAATTTTTTTTCTAGCTCAGCTAGTTTTTGCTTTTTTAAATACGTAACGCCACCAGGTTCTAGTTGAGCTTGTTTTTCTGCAGCTAACTCTTTATATGGACCTATGAACGTTTCGTTAGTCTTATTGTTATCAATGTTACCTTTGTTTGTTGCTATCTGCTCATTTATACCACCTTTTCTCGTAAGTTTAATAGAGTTTTCTTTCATTAAATCCGCATAACCTTCTGGTTTTTCAGTAGCTAATCTTTTGTTCTCTGTTATTATGTTTTCTTTTTGAGTTTCTAAAGTTAACTTTTCTTGGTTTAAATCTTTAGAGGCTTTAGTGGTACTATCAACATTCTTGTTGTTTTCAACTATCGTTTCAAGTCTAAAATAATCAGCATTAACAAGGTCACTTATTTTTTTGTTTGATGGTTTCCTCGCAAAATCAGCTAATAAATCAATATTATCCTGAGCTGTTTTTAGTTTAGGAGAATGACCGTATTCACCAAGCATATCTGTTAAGTAATTTCTTATTCCCACAAACATCTTAGGCGCTTTATAATTATCGTACGCCTGTTTGTTAGAAAGTATTTCAACAGTATAAGCCATAAACTCTTCTAACGTTACGTTTTCCTTGTAAACACCCTCTATAGCCTTAGCTAATGGAGTACCATCTGCAACTTGTAATTCAGGTAGAATTTCTGAAATATCACTTTTCATTTTTTCTAAAAACACCTGTTTAGCCTTTGGTCTATGTTTAAAGTGAGCAGCCAATAAAGCGTGAGTTATCTCGTGGTTAAACTTTTCGTTACCAACTTTAAATGAACTTTTCCTTACTAATATAGTGTTTGTTACAGGATCATACTGCGCTATGTTTTTAGAATTAGCGTAGTCAGCAGGGTTTTCACTAAACTTAACTTCAATGTTTTTAAAATCTTTACCAAACTCTTGTCTTAAAGATTCATTAATTGGGTCAAGTTTTATTCTTTTAAGATTCTTTTCAAAATTAGGATTTGTAACGTTTAACTCATGGTGCATTACATCAACCATGTATGATTTATGTAATAAGTTTTTGTAATCTAAGTTTTGCTCAAATTTTTTAAGTTCTTTCCCTTTTAAATATTTTTCAGGATTATTTAGCATTTCCGGAGTGATTGACAGTGGTACTTCTGAAGTTGATCCTATTGCTTTTCTAAGAGCATTTATATTTTGCCTCTCCAACTCTTCGCCTAAATTCTTTTTTGATCTAGTAGTTTTAAGATCCACTCCTTTAACGTGAGAAAAACCAGTGATACCAAAGACTATCATGTCTACTAGCATTTTCTTCCTCCAATCATCGTCGTCTGGACCATCTATGCTACCATACATGTCATTAAACTGTGTAGCAAAATCCTCATCGTTCATAAAACTGTTATATGCTTCTTCAGCGATATGAGCCATTTGAGCAGAAGAACCACCTACAACACCACCTTTAACAACTTTGTGCCATAGAGGGTTTAAAAACGCAAACTTATTATTAAAAGGCGATATGTTAGAAGTTAACTGACCAATAGTGTAAAAAGTAGCACCACCACCAACAGGCATGTCAAAAGCAATCTGCATCTTAGCCTCTTCAAGTGCTAAGTTAAAACCTTGATACGTTAATTTTTGAAACTTATTACCTGTTCTAAACATTTGGTAAACTCTACCTATTTGACCATAACCTAAAACACCACCTGTAGCAATGTTAATACCAGCCATTTCAATCAACATAGGTGTAAACATACCAACGCCTTCACCTATTTCTTCTGAAAAAGTTCTAGTTAAAGCTTCTATTTGGTCGTCAGTTAAGTTTATCATTTCAAATTTAGCACCAGTAATCGGGTCTACTCCACCAGCAAACTCAGCATTGTAATTTGCCACTGTACTTTGTATATGATCTTTTAGTGCCCTGTCTCCAAGATCACCAGAAAACATTTTTTCAGAATCAAGTGCCCTTTGTTGTAACCAGTCACTCATAATAGACTGTTTAGCCGCTCTAAAGAAAGAAGCTATACCACCTTCTTTATCCATGTACTTAGGATTTGTGTTTACATATATAAGTTCATATAATGCTCTTCGTTCTCCTTCGTTGTTATCTATAGTAAGTTCGTACTGCGTTAGTAAATCTAAGTCTTTATCGCTTATAACCCCTTTCATTAAATCAAAAACGCCAGTAAAATCTTTTGCATCTAATCCAGCTTCAAATATATCTGAAACAGATATTTCTATTGACTTACCATCTTTTGAGTAGTTGTCTTTAATAAAACCAGATCCATCTGTAAACGCTTTTATTAAATCATAATACTCTGATTTTTGATAATCACTTAGCTTTAAATTATTAATATCGTTAAACTTCTCTCTGTCTAGTTTTATTATTAACTCATCACCTTCTTTTTTTAGCTCTTGATTTCTAACTGTTTTTGTTTCGTAATACTTTGTTAAAGCATCTCTTGGTGATAAATTAGGGTATGCGGTTGTAATTGCATCTAAACTAAAGTCAATAGAGTTTAAAGCATTTCTACCAGCTTTTACAGCGTTTTCAGCCCTATAGTCAGTCATACCTGTTTCTGGATCAAAGAAAAAGTTTTTTAAACTTTCATCAATCAAAGATGTCTCTTGACCTAGCATAACTTTTCCTACGGCATTAGACTCTATACTTTTTAATATTTTATCAATCTGCAATTGTGCACTATCTTTAGCTGTGGTATCACCACTATTAATAGCGCTTTTACGAGCTTTGTACTGTTCAAACAATTGATCGTTTAACAGCTTTTTGTTTCGCTTTTGCTCGCTCATCGAGTTAAAAATAACATTGTTTTGCTCGTTTATAAATCTAGTGTTTAATTCAACTGAACTTAGCGATTTTCTATTGTTAACTGTTTGTTGTTTTACAGCTAGCTTCTGCAATGTCTTTGTAAAAAGTCCTTTTTTATCACCACCAATAATCTTAGAAAACTCTTTATAAGATATATTGAGTTTACCAGTAGGATCTTGGGCTCTAAATTTAATTGCAGCTTGTTCGTATATAGCTCTTTTAACTTCTTCTTTAGTTTGTTCGGGTACGTTTTGTAAATTAAAAGAGTTGTATTGACTTTCTAAACCAGGATAGTTTATATTTAAACCATCTTCTGACACCGACGTAAAAGCGGCGTTAGTTTCGTCTTCTATAAGTTTTGTTAATGAAAGAACTTGATCTTTTGTAGCAGAATACGTAACGGGCTCTTCACCGGAGTTAATATCATAATCTTGTTGTATATCTATATCATATAAACCTTTTCTAGGACCTTCTGTATTAGCTATCAAGGTGCCAGATGTTTTACTATATATATCAGCCTCTTCTTGATCGACCTCTGTATTTATAAAGTCCATAAAAGCGCCGTACGCTGCTTCAGGGCTTTCAACAGGGTATGTAAAACCTAAGTTACCCTCTATGTTTTCCTGCGAGTACAAAGGTATACTTGTTTCAACCCCATTTGACAAAGTAATATTCACTTCGTCTCGCGCTAAGCCAGATGGCGTTGCTGTTACGTTTAACCCTGATTTGTTTATTAAATCTGAAACTTGAGTTTCAACATCCTCTCCTTTATCATTTCTTTCGTATAAACTAAAGGCTTCTAAAGAAATCTTAGGAGCCTCATAATCATCTATAGGTAAATCCAAAAAACCACTGTCCGATGTTAATACCGTATCTTCTAATACAGTTTGAGGCCCTGCAGTCACATCGGGTGTCTGAGAGCCTTTTGTCTTTTCCACATCACTTACCACTGAAGATTGAGCTTGATGAGTTTTAACAACGCTATCAAAGTCAGCGTCATTATAAATTTCTGGTCGCCCTGCGTTTATTGCATCGGCATTCTCTTGTTTCATGCCTTCAATAATTGCTTTTAACTTTTCTTCCATATTTAACTAAATTTTTTAATTATTTGTTCGGCTGTTAGCTTAGAATTACTATTTGCTTTTGAGTGTAGTCTGTGTTGTGCTCTTAACTTTTGTAAAGCATAATTTTTTACTAAAGGCGCTAAATCGTTTTTGCTATAATTAGGACTATCAATATGTGCAAAATCAGTGTTTGCCTTTGGATACTGCTCCGCAAAGTCATTTAAAAACTGATATAAAGGACTTTCTTCATCATGTATTGAAGATAATATATCTTGTTCTGTTTTAATAGCGTTATTTATTAAAACCATAGAGCCTTCTTCATCAAAAGGAACTCCAGCCTCAGCACTGTTTTTCATGTGAGTTAATCCTTTAGCCACAGCGTCAAAAGATTGAAAAGCTTTAGGAAACACATCTTGTTTTAAAGAAGTTAAATTATAAGTTCCTTTAGTATCTCGAAACTTAATAGCTAGTTCGTTATTATTATCAACAATCATTGTTGTCAATGGTTTTCCTTGCTCATCAGTTTTTTTAGTAATAAGAACATCTCTTAAGTATCTACTAGCAACAGAAGAACCATTAGATTCAGTTTCTTCAGATATAGAATTAATTTCTTCTTCTATATAAGGTCCAATTTTATTTAAATTAGTAGCAAGTAATTTAGCGTTGTTTATAATGTTAAGACCTGCTTTTTCTCCTCCTTTCTCTTGTAGCACTCTGTTTAACTCTTCTTTTTGCTGTTCCATAAATTCTTGAATAGCGTCAGTAGCCGAAGCCCCTAAGAGTTGTGGTGGTAGCTCATCTCCTATAAACTGAACAGTATCAATCCAGTTTTTTATATCTGCACTTCCTTCTCTTTGCATTAAATCAAAAGCGTCACCTTCAATCACAACCTCTGGTAGCTCTGCGCTTGGCATCTTTTCTTGCTTTGAAGAGTTGTTTATTTCTTCTGCTTCAGTAGCGTTTCCATTAAATTCTTCTAGTTGATACATTGGAGTATCAGAAGGTAATCTTTCTTTATATGAATAAGGACTATTTCCTTTTATATTTGCTCTTTTTGATTTTAATTTTAAAACAGACTCTCTAGCTGTGGCTGGTGTTCTTGAATAAAAATCACCATACCTAACATTAACTTTATCTCCTCCGCCTCTACCGCCTTGATTGATTAAATCGTTATCTTTAATCATTTGTTGAGCTTCGTCATTTGTCATTATCTTAACCGTACCATCAGGTTTTTTTACTCTAACCATATTCTGAATACGCTCTCCTGCTTTATTACTTTGTATTGTCTGTAAAGTGTCTTTATATTCGTCACTTTCTGGATCAAAGTTATCGCTTTTTTCTAATTTTCGTTTTTTTCTGTTTGCCTCATTAAAACGCCCTTTCATTTCTTTTTGAGTATCTTCATCGTATTGTTTTTTCTTTTTTCTTCCAAACAATCCAAAGGCGTTTGCTAACTTTCTTTTTTCTTTTGCAACTTGAATCTCATATTTTTTAACTTCTTCTTTATTACCTTCTTTTTTTGCTTTCTCTAATTTTGCTTCAGTAGCTTGTATTGGTTTTAAATCGTCTTCGTTATAACCTGGTTGCATTTGATCTTCTAAACCTATCATGTCTATTTTAGATGCAGTCAATTTTTTTTCACCGTTGTAATAGTTATTAGTAATAGTATCACCAGTACTTTTCTCTTTGTTTTCTTCTTCTTTGTTTCCTAAATATTGTTTTTCAAAAGCCGCCATTATAGGTCTGGTCATTAAATCACCTCTCCAATCACCGCCAGAAAGAGATGATTCTCCTCCTAGTTGGTAGTTTGATCCAGCCGCACCACGGACTAAAGTTTGATTTATTCCTAATGGGCTTTTAATAGCTTTTTTCTTATTTTTTTTAGATTTTTTTGCCATATTATATTTGTCTAATTATTGTAGCTAGTTTATACTTTTGGTTTTGGGGCTCCCGAGCCTAGGCCCGCCGCGCCTCCTTGACCAAGCACTCCTATTGCAACAGATCCTATATCACCAATACCAGACATAACTTGATCTCTAGCTCTTTGCCTAGCTGCGTCGGCAGCTGCTTTTCTTTGTTGCGCCATACCCATTAAAGTTTCTGTTTTATCTTTTCTTAAATCTTGACTTCTAGCTTCACCACTTGCTTCTTGCATGTTTAATTTAGATTGCTCTTGCGCCGATAATCTAGTGTTTTGAGCTTCTTGCATACCAATAGTTGCTGAAGCTTGTTGGGCTTGTTGAGCACCTTGATTAGCCATAGCTTGTGCTAATCCAGCAATACCAGATCCACCAGCAGCTCCTTGCATGTTTTGCATGATGTTTGCTTGGTTTTGTTTGTTTTGGCTTGCTTGAAACTCTGCTTGCTGAGTATTAACCGTTAGATCTTCCATAGTGTTCTCCATGTCAGCATAAGGATTACTAGTGTCCATAGCTTCGTAATCAGCTTTTCTTTGTTTTAATTCAGCTGCTGCTTTTCTTTGCTCTCTTTTTCTTTTGCTACTACCCGACAAGGCCATACCTATTTTAGAAACAGCTGCGGCTCCAGCTATACTTACTGCTATCCAACTCATATTATTCTTGTTTTAAATTAATTTTTTTTAATGCTTCTAGAGGATCACTGCCTAGTGGTAAGTCTTCGTACTTAGTACATATAACCTCTTCTTCAACATCCTCTATAGTAATACTATCAGTAGCATGCACTGTTGTGAATACACATTCTTCATGTGTATATATAGCTCTTTTTGTACCTGGTTTTGTTACTCCTTGATAAGGCGCTTTTATAGTTTGTATGCCTTCTTCTGTTAGTATTGACATCTCACCTTTCATTAAAAAAAAAGGATGTTCTTTTTTATGTATTTTTGTTACAATAAGTTCGTGAGCTGGGTTATATATTTCTCTTATATAACAACCACCTGCAAAAGTATGTTTAACAGGGTTTTTATTATGTGCCGCTGCTCCTGTTGTTCCTTCTACGCTAGCTATAGCTTGCTCTAACTCATTTATTTTGCTTCTAAATTCTTTTCTTTTTCTAATTTCTTCTCCAACCTCCCATGCTTCATCAAAATTAAAAGAGTGTTTTAAACCTAACATTTCTGTTACTTCTACAAATTGAGCTTTACTTTCTTCTTTTGTTAAAGGATTTTTGGCAACTTGTTCTTTTATTTTTTCGTCCATTGCAATTTAATTTAATTTTATAACTAATATAGTTACAGTTTTTAGTGTTTATTTACTACTCTCAAATGCTTCCGCGTTAATACCAAATAGCTCAGCTTCTACTCTAGAGTTGTTTCTAAAACACACTTCAGCAAAATAACCAAGTGTTCCACTAGGATTAGAATATTTATCTTTACTAAATAGTATAAAGCTACTACTAGTTGGCAACGTGGTATTTGTATCATGATCAACGGTCATAGTTAGTCTATTAGCAGCAACTGTTAAACAGCTTCCTAACATAACAACATCGGCTTGGGCAGCAGTGCTAAAGCCAGAAACTGTAGTTGGATTACAGTATAAAATAAGATCTCCGGCTTGAACAGAAGCTTGTATTTGATTTGCAAAAGTTAATGTTACTGTAGGCATTTTTAATTTGTTAAAGTTATTGTTATGTTTGCGGCTGCACTATCGTTCACTCCGTCATTTACTTTGTATGTTACGATATCTTGTAAATCACCGTCTGTATCTGGAGCGTTATAAATAATAAAATTGCCTGTAGGATCTATAAAAGCTGCACCAGCACTAGTTACACCTCCTCTTTCAACACTAGCACTAGGAGTAGCTGATATTTTTAAAACCCCAGTTTTACCAGTGCAAGTAGACCGCGGATCTATTTGCACGGTTCCTCCAAGCGAGCAAGTAGCCGTGGCAGCGCCAGCTGTTGGTAAGGCATAAGTTTCGATAAAATTACTTAAAGTCAAAGTAGTTGTAATATTGCTTATTCCCATTTTTTGTACATAACCACTTACATTTAGTTTAGCGCTTGTAGTACCAGCACCACTAACACCTACTTCTGTTATTCTTAGACTACTACCTGCATCTGAAAAAAACACGGCAGAACCTCCTGGCAAAGCTTGTGGTGTTGATAGTGACACTAATCCAGCTGCGCTAATTGCTGTAACAGTTGGATAGCCAACTATATGTTCTCCTTGAACTAGAGCACCAACTTTTATTGAAGAAAACTCACTTTCTACACCAAACAAATTAAAAGAACTAGATTCGTTGTAAACAAACGCATTAGTAATAGGATCAAAATTTAAATTATTTTGTTGCACGTCAAATTCTGTATATGCTAGGCTAGGATTTATAGAATTATTTCCTGTAAAATCACTAGTTAAAGGCTGTCTAGATATACCAACAGTTCTTGTAAATGTTATAGTAGCTTCGTCTGCAACTTCTGCTGAAGGCGTAAGGCTTAAGGTATAAACCTTTTTGTTACTACCAACGGCTACTGCTGCCACCGTTGTGTTATCTGCTATATTAGTTCCAGTTACAGCATCTCCAACAACAACTTTTTTAGCATCGTGATCATTATCCATAGTCATAGTTGTACCACTAAAAGCGCCATTGACAGTATCTGTAATTGAATAACCTAAAGCTTGAGAGGTTGTAAAATATCCATTGTTAACGCGAAGACTCTGCACGTAAGTGTCGTCAGCATGTACAAAGTCACCAACAGCATTATTTTTACTCAATACTAACAAAGGGATTTTATTAGTTAAAGACTTCAGTGCAGGAGTGGCAACGGTTTCGCCATTTGTAGATGGCGTTACAGTGACGTTGTAATCAACTTCTCCAAATTGATGTAATGTTATTTCGTGAGGAGTTTTAATAGACTGTAAAACCCCACTAGAATCTGCAAAAATAACAGTAGATGTTGAACTATCCGCGGGAGATACAGTTGTTTTAAAAGAATAATTAGCTTCTCTTCCTTTAAAAAAAGCAGGTACATTTATTAAATGAGTATTTCCTAAGCCATTTTTTTTAGCAAAAACGTAATTTGATGCAAGTTTAGATTGATAACTTTCTATAGTATGAGTTTGAGAAAGTCTTAAACCTCGAACAAAAGTTGTAGAGTCAAAATCATAACTAAGACCTTTGTTGTCTTCTATTTTTATATTGTAAGAAGCTCCAACACTACCAACTACATTTAATTTTAATTGAGTGTTTTTTGCAGGTAAAACGTCTCCGCTTTTATAGCCTTCGTATGAAACAGAAGAAATAATCTTTTTTAAAGAAGGAGTTAATACTGGCGGCCTTACTTGCCATATTATTGTTTCTCCTTGAATAAGAGGCACACTGACAGTACTAACGTCATAAAAAAGCTCAAACGTTACGCCGGTTAATTGATTTGAAGAATTATAAAGTAAACCGCTAATAGTGTCACTCCATTTAGAAGGATCACTAGAAACTAATTTGTAAGTTGGATTTACTGCAAAGTGATATCCTGCAGTCGCCGCAATAACCATTTTACCTACTGAAGATATTGAGTTTTGAGGCGTGTCTACGCTAACAGTTTTTGTAACTAAACCCGCGCCACTAGTGATTGTTGTTATTGTTGCTGCGGTAGCAGTAAAAGTTTGGGTTGCATTAGCAACGGTTTCATTAACAGAAACATATTTTACCGTAACCCCAGGCGCGTGAGTAGTGCCATCAATATCAACTTCTATAGTATCAGCGGAAGCAGGCATAGTATACCATTGCGCTAAAGATACTCTAGCTATAACCTGATTTGACGGGTCTAATGCTGTTGTTGTATTTGAAAAATTAACTACCGTAACTTCTATTGGTAGTGTAGAGCCTATAGAAAAATCACTAGCTTGTACAACGTGACCAGTGTTTGGTGTTATTACAATATCATACGCGTCAGGTACAGTTGAAGCAGCCACAGTGTCGCCGGTAAACTCTAGTGTTGTAGGTTGGGATGTTGTATAATTATTTGCCATTTTTTAAATTTTATTAGTCTAAATCACCAGTGTCTTTTACTGTAAGCTTAAATTGTGATGGTGCCTCCTCGCTAACATTTGAACTTACAGCTGATGGAGAGCCTATTCCTTGAGTTGAAAACTGACTAACATCAAGATTTGTTAAGTTGTTTGATTTGTTACCTCTTATATAGTTAAACCATTTACCTTCTTTTTCTATAAACTCAGGAACAAAACCAGTTTCTAAATCAGTGGTTACATAGCTAGCATACCAACCGTCAGCTCCAGCATTATTATAGTACTCTGCATCTGAAGTATTTTTGTAAATTCTAGACTGCGTTCCTTCGTAACTTAAAGCTCCAAAGCTTTTAACGCTGCTAGGTAAATCATTAAATACAACACAAACATAAGAATCATATTGTATACCGTAAAAATTGTTTCTAGTTTCATTAGCATGATGTTGAAAAATATTACCACCATTAAAAGTAAAATACTGATCATTTATTGATAAACCACAATTTTGCAACCAAGACTTAAACGATGTCCACCCTTTAGTATCTTCGCTAAAACTTGCTGTAATATTAACTAAACCAGCTTGCGGAGAAGCTGCATCGGCAATATCTAAATTACGATCATCATCACTAATGTCAAAAGGTCCATTTAAAGACCATCTAAAAGAATTTAAATCTTCAAAAGAAGTTTCTCCAACAAGCCAATTAACTTTTAGTTCGTAAACCTCTAATGACGCATCATAACTAATACTCTCAACAGAGTAAACTGATTCAATTGGATGCTGGTGAAAACCAGAGCCGGCAGTTGCTACTCCAGTAGGTCCATACCAACTAAATGGATAATTTGATATACTATTAATAGGAAAAGAAACCCCAAGAGTTTGTCCGGTGAGCCCAAGTGTTTGTGCTAGTAAATGATTGTATATAGGAGTATCAAGATATGCATAATTTTGATATAAATAAACATTATTAGGACCTTGTGCAACGAGTGCAGCTATCAAATCGTCAAAATTAGGCGTAGAATCTATAGTTGGCCTCCAAGAATAACCTGTTGTCATTTTATTTGCCCAAATTGTTATAGGATTATTTAAATTTGGATTTAAATGGTTTGATGAAGTGACTGCAGAAAAATCTACATGTCCATGTAAAATACCAGCCGGCACACTAGGGGAACTTGAAGCATCTATACCAGCCCAACCTCTACCTTGCGATCCACTCGTTGAGCCAACAGTCATTTGAGGATTTGACGTTGATCCAAAACCAGTGTCTGGGTTTCCGGTTTTACCACCGCTTACTAAATAATTAGTCCAATCACTACTAACAACACCCCCACGTCTAAACCACATCCCTAAGTAGTTAGCAGTTGTTGGTATTCCAGTATCGTTTAAAAGAGTTAAACCGTCATCATCTTCATCGACTGTTGAAAGGCCTTGTTGAATTTTTGATTTTATTGTTAAATTGTATGATTTTTTATTATCATCATAACTGCCTACTAAAACAATATCTTTAGCTCTAAAAGCATCTTTAAAATAATCTCTCATACCTAAATCAGATATAGGAGTTAAACCATCTTGCGATAGTCTCATTACAGCACCTCTAGCTTTATCAGTAAAATAAGATCTATATTGATCAACAGCAAAAGATTCTGGGTTTGTTGATATACCAAAATCCCCAGCATAAGGTGTTGCTGCTCCTAAAACATTACTTGTAGCTGTTATATTTGAGTTACCATCAGCGTTAAATAAAGCATCTTTATTTGCTAAAACACCTATAACTCTATCTTCACAAAATGTTACTAAATTAGTTTCTTTTGAATATAATTTTTGTATACTACCATAAGTTGGATTTAAATCTTTTGTAATCTTTTCAGCCATGATAAACTGATTTAATCTATTTATACCACTTGTAGAGTTGTATATTCCAGAGTATATTAACCCAGATTTTCTATGTTCCTCTCTGTATTGCTCAGCTAAAACAGTAGAAACTTTAGGGCCCTTGTCAATAGTAACAGCATTAAAATCATCTCTAATTCTATTAGACTCAACACCATTTCCAAAAGAAAAACAATTGTAATAATTAATATCGTTTTTAGCGCCGTACTCACTCTTAGAAATAAATTCGTTTTTGTAAGCGTTCCACTCTGAGTCTATAGGCAACAAATCACTCGCTTCATTATATAAATCTAAATCAATATCTTCTTTTGGCTCTGTTTCCCATATCGCCGGATTGTCACTAGAATAAGAGTCGTCAGAAACTATTTCATCAATAAACTGTATTTGTCTTAATGAATTTTCTTCCCCAGGATTAATTACACCGGTTTCATGATCTGACTTAAATCTAAAGTCACATGGCCACGTATCACCAGTGTCTACACCAAAAGTGCTGCCAGGAAGAGTTCCTTCTACGTTGCTATCAAAAGGATTATAACCAGTACCTTCAGCTCCAAGAGCGTCAGGCCCAGTGCTTCCCATTGCTGGCTCGTATACCATTCTCAAGCCAACCGCGTGGTTTGATGCTTTTTTAGGCCTATTAGAATTCTTTGTAGAGGGTTTAAAATTTTCAATCATCCACTCTGCTCCTATTGTTTTTACTCTATAAGTTGTAGTGTCTCCTTTCCATTTAAAAAGTTGCCCTGGCGTCCTCATTCTTCTACCAACTGTTACGTTTTCTTGAGTTTCACCAAAAGTGTTTGTTCTAGTAACATTAAACCTATGGCCTCTACTAATGTTTCCATACGAACCATTGTAAACAATAAAGTCTAAGGTTGATTGATTTAAAACAAGATCATCTGTTGGACCGTCGCTTGACCTAGCCATAGGTGAGGTGTTGTTATTAGTAGTATCCTCCGGGTATCCTTCCCAAGCATGATTTTGTTGAGAAGAAGAACTCTTATTTTTGTCTTTTGACTGTACCGTCCATCTCATTCGCGAAGCCGCATTAGAACTATTTCTAAAATTATCTTCATCATCAACAATATTATCTTGTGCCCCTAGATTATATGTTTGAGCTGCTACATACGTTTTTCCATCAGCAAGTGCTAATATATTTTTTTCAAAAACACCATCTTTAAGTAATTTTACAAAAAACCTTCCACCAAATTCTGGTAAGTTTTTTCTTACTTTTTCAGCCATCTCTATGCTTAAGTTTGATCTTATAGCTCCTGTCGCAGTTCCATCTACTGTTGTAAAAGAAGCATCGTATCCAAATGCTTTTTTTATAGTAATTCTTCTAGTAGTGTCAGAATAAGCCACTATGTTAACAACATCATACCAAAAAGAAGTATTTGTAGGGTCTTTTATTCTTAAAACTCTTTCACTTGCTTTTAAGACTTTGTAAAAAACACCAACAGGACCATCGTCTTCGCCTGATTCAAAATATGCATCTGGAACATCAACATATTGCCTTTGGTATCTAGGTTCTCCGGCTTCTCCAAAAGTAGTTCCTATATTTCCAGCAGATTCAAATTTTGTTCTTACAAAATCCGGCGCTTCATTTTCAATAGCTAAAATTTTATATCTAGCAGGTTCTTCAACAAACACACTGTTATCATGTTGTTTTTTTAATATTAAAAAAGTTTCTTCATCAACTTTATTTCTTTCGGAAGAAGGAAAGCTTATCCATACATTACCATCTTCGGCATCATAAAAACGATCCATAGCTAAGTTATAATACTCGTTAGAATTTTCTTTTATATAATACTTATAATGAGTTGCAAATTCCGGCCAAGTATCAGAATCTCTTAGCTTAATATTTAAGCCATTGTAATTATCAGCTCTATGTTTATTTAATCTTTTTAATCCACTGCTATGCGTTTGAACCGGCGTTTGCCTACCAAATTCATCTGCCCAAACTAATCCTACTTGATAATTTCTTAAACTTTTTAAAGATCTTTCTGGCAAATTTTTGTGTCTTGATACAACATTTAGTGGGTCTGAAGCTGTTATAGCAGTGCCATCGTTTGGGTTCACCAAAGCTGTGTTAAAGTTGTATTGAATGTTTTCTCTAATATTTTTTCTATTAGAAGTAGCTACTCTAAAAACTGGAGTTTTTATATTATTTTCAAGATCTTTTAAATCATAGTTTTGAACATAATTTCCGTAAACAATTCTATTTCCAGTTATTTCTTGACACAAAGCCGATTTTGGAACATTGTCCCACGGTCTTAGTAACTGGTTTGATGGAAGCGTTGCGTGAATCATGTCTGATTTTATTTCAAAAGAACCTTGTGCATCATCTAAATACACAGCTGGTTTTTTAGGCAAAGTTCTAGATACATTAAAAGGACTATCAGCGTAAAGCCATGATATAGCGGTACTAGTCACAGCGGTGTTACTTGTGCCTTCCGATAAAGCTAAAAAAAGAGAAGTTTCAGGGTTTGGAAGCCCACCAAAAACCCCTAAAGAACTAAATAAGTATTTTTGATCAACAACCTTTATTGTAGCGGTTAAACCGGTTTGACTAGCCGTAAAAGTAATTACATCTCCTGTGGTAATATTTATTTTATTATCTGTAATATCTTCATTTATCTCGTAATATGTAACGCCAGAAACAACTTGACTTTGACCAGTAAAAGTGCCGTTAAGCATTATCTGAAGTGATGTTTCAAGTGTGTTTGGAGATTGTACGTTATCTTTAATTTCACCAAACCACCCTAAATCTCCTTTAGACTCAATTGTATTTAAAATAGTATTTCTAGTGCTAGGAGATTTTATAGTTTCAACAGTGTAAACGTTTGGAGAGTTTGATTCTTTGTACAGCAAATCTATTTCTACAACGTCTAACGGCATTGTTGTTGGCTTAAATCCTGAAAGCAGTAAATACTGTAAATTATTTGTCATACCTAAATTAAAACCTTTTTTAGGTAAATAATCAAACTCATCAGGTATAAACGCTACTTCAGAAAAAGGAGAATAAGTAGAATACTCTCCATCTTCATATTTCCATCTATAAGCAAATCTTGGAAATTTAAACTCAAACAAACTTTCTTCTTCTTGCAGCATAACTCTAAAGTCCATAAACACTTTAGTCATGCCGCTAGATATTGACATAATTTCAAAATCAAATACATTACTAGCCGTTCCGTTTTGTTTGCTGTTTACTAAAGCGACGGCCAGAGGAGTGTTGTCGAAGCCAGCTTGATCGCTTTGAGGATAAAACTCAACAACATCACCAATTTCCCAATCAAGGTTTTGAGGAAAAACTAGATACTCCGTAATACTACCATTTGCCAATACGTCGGCGCTGTCAAAAAAGAATTCACTAGACTGAACGACTGGACTTGCATTTGGAAATGTTGGAGCTAAGGTAACGTATGCATCAACAATAACACTTCCATCTATAGGCGGTAAATCTGTCTTTTTAGTAGACGACATTGTTAGCCTTAAAGCCGTGGTTGGTGATTTTCTAATTACAGTAGTATGTTGGTAAGATAAAAAAGGAAATGAAATAGCTGAAGGGTAGTCGGTAACTTTACCAAGCCTATAGTTTTCAAACGAAGGGATTTGGCCATTTACTATTAGTAGTGTTGGGAATTTTCTAGTACCGTTTGGGTAACTAGCTGCTAGATCATCGTGTGTAGATCCATATTTACATCTATCTATATTTATTTTTTTTGGCTCGGTTATACCGTCGGTAAAAAATAATAAATTATCAATAATGTTTATACCTGTAATTATTTTTCCAGGATTTTTAAATGCAAAGTGATTGAAAGCTAAAGCTCTTTTTTCATGAGGCTGTTTAAACTTAACAGAATCGCCAGCTACAACATCAGCCAAACCTTCGTAGCCAATATCAGAAGCAGTGTGCTCTGTGTAAACTCTCCATCCATTGAAGCCACCTGCATCATCTTCTTCAATTTTTATTATAGTTGTTTTTGGAATTCCAGAAAGATAAACATCCATACCAACCATTATACCAACTGGTCTTATGTCGCCAGATGTTCCTAAGTTACTAACGTGGACATGGTCTCCAGCCGCGTGACTAGGGTTTGATACTATTGTTTTAACTTTAACGTTTTCTACTACAACAAAATTTGTTTCATCAGCCGTCTCGTCATACTCTAATATATAATCAGAGTAAACTTTGTGCACAATGCTAAGAGCAGCACCAGCCACCGTTGTACTTGCGTAAGCGCTGTTTAAAGAAAAATTAGTGTCCCAACTTGCATCAAAATTTCTATGTTTATCTGTAATAAACCAATATATCTTATTAGTTGCTTCGTTAGCAATTGAACCAACACAAACGGCTTTATTAGAATTATTAATAGTAAATAAATCAGTTAACGAGGTGTTTCCTTTTAAAGATTGTACAGTTCCAACATTAGAACCTTCTGAAGTTGCTACTTCAATATTTAAAGCATCTCTATATTCTCCACTAGGTATTAGTCTTTCATCAAGATCTTTGTTAATTCGACCTTTTGTAAAATTTCGCTTAAACTCTGGCATATACTAGTGTTTTATTTGTTTCGATTTACCTCTTAAAATTTGAGTAATTTCTTCTAATTTAATGTTTGATAGTCTTAGTTTTGCTTTTCTAGTTTCAGCAAATCTTTCTTTTTTAAATCTTTGTATTATATATTCCTGTACGTTAGAGCGAGTAGATAATATAGCATAAGCTATATGCTTATACATTGCTTCTTCTGCAAACTTATGAACTTTCATTTCAGCATCAGTTCCAAGACTATCACTTATGTACTTTAAGATTACAGTTTTTCCAGAAATATTAGAGCTAAAATGAATTTTTCCTGTATTTTCATCTATAAAAAACGAACCGTTGGCCTGTGCATATTGAGGATCAATTCCATATCTATTGCCATTTGCGTCAGTCCAATAATCATCGTCATATTGGTCTTGATTTTCACTAGAAGTGTGTGCTTGATATTTTTCCCAAGTACTTGAAGATGTATCTGTGTCTAACACGCCACCAGTAAAAGTATAATCTCCATTAGCGTCTTGAGCTACATCTGTTGGGTTAGATGTTTTTGCTACTGGATATAAAACATGCTCTATACCAGCGGCGTCACTCCAACTAAGCTTTACATAATTAACATAATCTTGTGGGAGTATCATTGTAAGGGAAGCTGGAATTTCTATTTCTTGAGATTTAGTAGACTTAAAGGTATCAAAAGATAATTCTTGTAAAGCTCTTTGAGCATGAAAAGCAACATCAGTTCTTTTAATTTTAGATATTATTTTATCATCACCAACGTAAGCTATTAAAAATTGATTTATAATATGTTCTAAAGAAGTAAATTGATAATCACCAAAAGGTGTTGGAGAAGCCGTGCTATAATACTGTTGTCCTGTTTGTGTTATTAATGCCATTTATTATTGTTTTTGTACTAATAATTCTTTTTCTTCATTTGTTGCTAGTTGGACTAACCCTGGTTTATTTAAAACAAAACCACTTAATTCTAATATTTTATAAACTAACTCGGTTTCTTCAGAGTTGTGTAGTTGAAAATCTGTAGATGCGCCAGCGTTATATAATGCCTGGGCATTTACAACAGTATATCCCCATATAGCTTGAGTAGGCTTAGCGATAAAATTACAATTAACAGTTGACGTAGAATACGCAGGAGAAGCTGATGATGGATAAAACTGTAATTTTGTTTCTGATCTTTTAACGTAAATAGGTCTTAATTGTGTTGATGCATATAAAGCTGTTTGTTGCATTAGTTCAGCTTCTTTAGCTTCTACTCTTTCAACTTTAATACTTTTAGTACCATCATTATAAAAAACAGTACCTAATTTATGTAGCGTTGTTGATGGAGTTGGCAAAGTCATTGTAGCGCCTGAAACAGCGCTCATGTCTATGTTGTTGTTTTCAAATATTGCTATTTTTTCACTTAAAATATTTACAGTATCACTATATTCTGTACTATTACCAGGATCAATAAGAGCTTTATCCATGTCATAAAAATATTGTTCAAATATTCTTTCTTGTGCTATGTTAGCAAATAGTTGAAATTCTTGAGGAGTTATATATCCTCTTTGTTCTTTGTTAGTTATAGCTAAAACTCTTTGATATACTGTATCTATACTTACTGCCATAATTTATTTTTATTTTGTAGTTTACGATCGCTCCGTAGAGCGACCGCATCTACAGTTAGATTAATTTAATCTTTTTTCAATATTGGAGTAAATCTCCATGCCTTCATCTGTTTTAAACCAAGCGGCTAAAGCAGAGTAAGGGTGTTCTTCATAAGGAACTGTCATTAACTTTCTATCAGTAGAAGACCATAAAAAAGTTCTTTGATCTTGAGACAATTTAATTATGTTCATTTCCGTAGCTTTAATACCAAAGTTTCTAAGCATAACATTTTCATCATTTACTAACTCTAAGAACAACTCAGGATTTCTTTTAGCATATAATAATAAATCTCTTTTAAGTTCTTTAGAACTCATCTCTGATACTTTAGAACCAACCTCCACACGCATAACAGCTTCTGCCATGTCTAAGTCTAAAGATTGAGCGGCATTTAAAGCTTCTATTTCCATTTCTAGCCAATCAATTTGAGTAGCTGCAATTGCGGCCGGTTTATACTCTTCAAATAATTTATCTCTATGAGGATGATACAGCGATAAAAGTTTTTGTAGTACCGTTTTGGTTTTTGGAACGTACAAGCCTCCTTTTTGAAATATAATATGCTCTAGTCTTTGTTCGCCTTTCATTTCGTCAACAAATGAAGTTCTTTGATTTGAAGTATACTTTAGTTCTCTTTCGTATCCTTTTTCTTCATCAAACCAGTGAATATTACTACCTCTTATCAAGTAACTCAACGGTGTTTTGTTGTTTTTTAAGTAATACATTCTGTCTTTTATTTCCCAACCATCTTTTGGGGTAATTTTTTTTGGTTCCGCAACTACAGTTTCTTCAAAAAATTCTGTAACTACTTCTTTGGTTGTTTCAATATGCTCATCTCCAGGGTCTGCCTGTGGTGAGACTTTTGTTTTTGTTTTTTTAGCCATAATATAATATATAATAAAATTAATAAAAATAAAAGGCCGAGGCCGAAGCCCCGGTCTTTTAAAATAATTGTGCTTAGTTCATTAACATGAAGTTATTAGCACCTTGTGTAATCAAACATCTTTCAGATAAATAGTGTATTTCCATCGTGTCTTTTCCAGAAGTAGCAGCACCAACAGAACCAGTAACCCAAGTTTTCATTTTTCTGTCATCAGTTGCAGAAGCTCTGTATCTAACATGTAAGAATGGACGCTTTAAGTTTCTACCTAACTGCTCATCATATACAGAAGATACACCAGCTGGAACAACTACCCCTCGGATGTTTGTAACAGTATCGTTAAGAGCACCTCTTGTACCTTTGTCATTTAAGTATTTAAAGTCAGATTTGTAAAAGTCATAAGAACCTCTTCTAAAACCAGAGAAACCTAAATTTAAAGCCATATCTTCTTCATTATTGAATACTCCGTAAGAAGTACCACCAGCACCATAAGAATTCATAGAAGCTAACATGTCATCCATTGCCAGCGAAGTACCTCTGTTTACAAACATCATATTTTCTTCAATAGCACCGTTTTGATCAAACGCAGCTAAGATAGCGTCAAATTCAGCTAAATCAGTAGCGGCATTAACGCCAGTAACACCAGTAGTTTGGTGACCTCTAGTAGTAATAGCTTGGAATAAACCTTGCGTACCATCTTGTAAAGCACCTCCATCAGTACCACCAATTGCGCCAGCAGCTGCTAAAGCAGTTTCAGCTTCTAACATAGTCATCTCTAAGTAATCAGTAAAACGAGCTCTAGTATCACCTTCAGCTTTTAAGTACCATAAGTAACCGTTTTGCCCTTCTTCACCAGAAACTTCAACCCAACCAATTTGAGACACATCAGATCCAGATACTTCGTAGTAATCTTTCATAATAATGTGTTTGTTAGAGTGAGAAGTAAACTTAGGAGAATTTGCAGCAGTTCTTCCATCAGTACCTTTTTCAAATTCAGAACCAACAACTAGTATTCTATAAGCACTTGCACCAGCACTATCAGCAAAACCAGCAGTGTCAAAGTTAGCAGCAGCGTAAGGTAATACAGTCACAGTTGCAGCAGCTTTAGCTGAAACATAACCTCTTAAAGTTAATGAAGCGTTTGATATTAATACTATATCACCAACTCGTATACCGTGTACATTTGCAGCACCACCATCAATAGTATTTCCATCAATATCTTCTGTAATAGTAAATATATTAGCAGAAACATCAGCGTTAGTTGCTTTGTAAGCTAAATGTAATCTACCTTGTTCAGACCATATAACTCTATCTGACGTAGAAGCTTCTTCAGCTCCTACTTGAGATAAAAATCCTGCGATTGTTCTTTTACCATAAATCTCTGCTTCTTGAGCCATAAGATCTGGTAAGTATTGTTGCGCCCATCCTTCCGTAGCAGCAGACGTAAAGTCTATGTAGTTTGTGGATAGCGTTTGTTGTCTTGGAGCAGCGTCTATGCCGCTCGCACTTGTAATTGCCATAATTATTTATTTTAAATTTTTATTTATTTTTGTTTTTAATTTTAAACTTAAAATCAGCAGAATTTTCACCTAATACTTTGTATTGCAAACCGCCTGTACTACTAGCCTCTCCATGAGATCCTCTAGGATTCATGTTTATATTTTTAGCATTAGCAACACTATTTTTCATAGCGTCAGCCTTGCCTTGTTCATAAAAATGAGTAGCAATAGTATCAGCGTTCATAGCCGTATACAGTGATTTGTGATAACCTGCAGCATCTTCCATTGTTTTATTTTCGTTCAAAAACTTTTTGACAAAATTATTAATGTCGCTTTGGGTTTCTTTAACTTTATTAGTATCCTTTACATTAAACCTATACTTTTTGTCTCCGACGTTATATTCAAAACCTTTGAATTTGTCGTTAAAAACCTGATTGGTTTTATTTAAAAAAGTAGAAGTGTTTTTTTCAAGGAGTTTACTACGATCTGCTTCTTCTTTGTTGTATCTATCAAAAAAATTAATTGCTTTCTGTTGCTCACTCGTAAGCTTTGAACCCATTTTAATTTCTTCATAGTATTTAGACTTTTGCCCGTCTAGGTGGCTTTTAGCGCTGGCAACTTGCTCTTTAAGCGCTAATTTTTTTCTTTTAATATCTCTTACTTCGTCTACATCTTCGTCGTAAGAAAATTGATCTTCCATAAGGAAGTTAATTTCTTCATTGTCTAAATGAGGTTTTGTTTGTTTGTAGTATTCAACAAGTAAATCTTGATTATCATAATCATCATAATTTTTGTTGAGCTTAACATAGTCATTTAAATCTCCACCAGTCTCTTCCATGAAACTAACTAAGTTTTGAATATTTTCTGGTAGTGGCTTTCCAGTAGCCTCGGCTTCAGCTATTGCTTCTTCAACAACCTCTTCAACCTGTTCGTTGGTAATTTCTTCTAATGCTGGAGCTTCTTGTGCTTCAGCTTCCGGTTGTACTTCTTCTTGTTCTTGTGGGGCGTCGGCATTTTCAGCGACTGCAACCACTCCGTCGTTGTCAGTGTTATTTTCTTTAGTTTCATCTTTTGGTTCTTTTAAATCAACTTTTATAATATTGTCAATTTCTTCGGTTTTTTTAGAAAGATCAAGTTTTGTGATTTCATTGTCTGGCGCAAACTTTTTCTTTTTAGGTTTTTTAATTTTAATTTTTTCTACAGCATTATCTACAGCTGGTTTTTCTTTTTTGTTTTCTTCCATAATATAATATAATAATAATTAATAAATTTACATACCTAGACCAAAGCCACCTAGTGTATCATTACTTGTTTTCTCAAAGTTTTTAGGTGGTTTACCATTATTTCTTTGATCTATAAGTTCTGACTGTTGAGTAGCTTGAATTCTAGTTCTCTCATCTTTTCTATCTTCTTTTTGTGATTCTTTTCCATTACCTTGCCCTAACTGCATTTTAGCTAATTGCATTTTAAAATTAAATTCAGTCTCAATTAACTGTTTTTTCATTTCTGTTTCTTGTTGTAGTCTTTGGGATTCCATTTGAGCTTTGGCTTGCTCTAGTTCTATTTCTGTTTGTACTAAAGCTTTTCTTTTTTCAACCTCAGCTTGAGCCGCAGCTGCTTGAGTTTGTTGATTAGCTTCGCCTTGAGCTCTTATATTTTCTTGCTGCATTCTTTGATCTCTTTCAATTTTCTTTTTTCTACGAATTTTTAAAAGTTGATTTGCAAGTTTAATATTTTTAATTTCTCTAAGATCAATAGCATCTTCTAAATCTATCCCTTGCTGTGCAATTGCAGCTTGTATGTTATTTTCTAATAGCATTTTTTGCTCTTCATCTGGCGCTAGCTCTAGAAATATACCAAAATCATATAAGTGTAACTCTGACATTTCAGCAAGTGTAGCAACGTTATGTGCTCCTATGGCCTGAATGAAAGCATCTTTTGTTGGAGAATACTCTATAATATCAGATATTCTAAGCGAGAGTTTTTCACAAGTTTCTGCTGTTAAAAATAATCCAGCCTGTAATATATGTCTTGTAGCTGTGTTTGAATTTGCAGCAGCTAGTTTTTGTACGCCAACTAAAGAATACTTATCTGGCTTAGATCCATCAGCAGCTTCGTTAAGCCCAGTAACGTCTCTTATCATTTGCATATAGTAGTTATAAGTTTGAATTAAGCTTTGCATCTTGCCACCACCACTTCCAGAAGATATTTCTTGAATAGGAATTTTACCAGGATTCATATCGCCATCAGAAGTAAATGATCTACCAATAACAGATCCTGTTTGGAAAAACATGTTTAAAGCTTCTTGTGGGCTGTAGTTGGTTCCATTGCCTAAATCAATTTCAGCTAAACCATCGGCATCTAAGTAAACACCATCTGGTACTAACCTAGACATTACTTGTTGTAGTTTTAAGTGTGTAAGTTGTATCATATCAGCAAAACCAGTACATCTACTAACTAAAGACTCAATTCTACCTTCGTACATTCTTGGTGCTACAATAGAATAATTCATTTTAACTTTGGTAAAATCACTTTTTGTACGCATCATATTTTGTGATTTTTCCCACTTAATAAGCATGTCAGTTCCTAATATTAAAGCCCCTTCAAAAAGACACTCTACTTGCCTTATCATTTTAGTATATCCACCTTCTAAGTTTTCAGGCGGATCAAATGAATCGTCTTTTGGTATAATTTTATCAGCGCCAGTTCCAGTCTTTTTAACTTTATAAACTTCGTTCATATAGGTTTTATAGTTAAAATAAAGAACTTCTATTTTATTAGTGTCTTTTTTTCTAGAACTATAAGTATTGCTATGGCCACCGTAGTTTTTGCTTGTTATTTCTTCTAGTTTATCGTTTGTTAAATGAGGAAATTGTTTGACTAGTTCATTTATAGGTATTGACTTTATTTCACCAACATAATATACGTCGTCAAAATAAGGAGATTCAGTATAAGAATAAACTAAATTAGCTGGATCAACATAATTAATTGTCACACCTTCAGACGTGTTAAAATCAGTTTTTACAGCACCAATACCAATAACAGTTAAATCTCTAAGAAGTCTTTTTCTAGTAAGTTCATATCTATTTCCTTCTAGCAAAACATTTAATGCTTGCTCTTCTGCTAATTCTACAGACTGTTTATAAGTAAGCTGCATGTGCAATGCAACTTCTTCTTCTGTTTCCGGTAAAGTTTCTTTTTTATTTTCGTTTAGCGGAATGCCAAACGCTACTTGAGATAACTTATTTAATTCTTCTGTTCTAACATCTTTTAAAACAGACTCCATATACTCAGTTCTTTTAGCCACGCCGTAAGGATCTTGTGAATAAGCTTTTATATCGTACATTCTTTCAGCCATACCATTAACTACTATATCTACAAATTTAGGTATAATTGGAACAGGTTTCCAGTCTAAATTTAAATAAGATAAATCGCCGTTAATAGATAATTCATCTTTGTATTTTTGAATAGATTGTTCGCCTCTTGCGTATAGTCTTAAGTTATGAAAATTATTTTTTGAAGTATTATATCGGCTGTTAGTTCTATTGCTTAAATTACTATCAGAACCAAACCATTCATAATCGATGGCTTGAGCTACTTTCAACCCGTACTCATAACTTATTTTTTCTACGTCACTAACTACTTGACTTGGAAATTTACCTATCATATTGTTTTTTAATTAATTGAGAAGCGTTACCTTCGTTTTTATACCTTGCAATGCTTAAGTTTAGTTTTGGTTTTTCAACTTTTGCATTTGGTGCGTACAAGTGCCTGTTGTTAGCCATAACAGCTAGACCAGAACTTATAGAGGCATCATGCTTTGTTCTTTTGTTTATATCAAATCTACTCCAATCATTTAGTAGCTCATTAAAATATAAATCTCCAAAAGTTCCATCTTGTTTCATGCCAACGTGATCTTGTATATACATTTCAATAGCCGCTGCATGAGCTTGTTTTATATCTTCGCTTGAGTTAGGTATTCCACCTACTTCTTTTTCTGCTACAGATAGCTTGTTCCATATCTTGTCAGGTCTATTCATACTAAATCCCCTGTATCCTCTACGTCTTAAGTAATACAAAAGACGAGGTTTATTATTCTCTGCTAATATAGGCATACCGTAAAAAACTAAAGCCATTAGAACATCTTCAAAAAACATTTCAGCCGTAGGTGGTCTTGATAAGTATTCTAAAAAGAAACTGTTCGCAGGAGCGTCCTCCATACTAAACCTGGTTAAGCCGTGTAATGCTCCTTTTGATCCTACACCATCTACGGTACCTGATATATCGTAAGAGTCACAACCAAATGCTCCCATGTGTTCATTACCAGGATATTTTATACCATTTTTTAATACCACTTTATTTTGAAGCTGTTGAGGTGGAACCCAGCTAACTTTAAATCTACCTTTTGGATCTGGATAGAATATTACTTGTGAATCTTTTATTCCACTAACCCATTGAAAATTACCTGTTGTAACGCCTAATGTTCTAGACATTTCCTCGTTGTAATCTATTTGTTCGTATATTTTAACTAAGTTAAATATACTGT